GAAGAATATTTTGTATATACTCCAACATCAAATAATCCATCTGGTCCATTATTTAATAATACCAAAAAAGGTACTATAAAAATTGCAAGGGATTCTGTAGCATATACAAATTCTGGACTAGTAGATAGAAATAAAGGTACTGTACTTTCATATCTTCATAAAGCAATTAAGGCACTCAATCAACTTCGAATGATTGAAGATTCTCTTGTAATTTATAGACTTTCAAGAGCTCCAGAAAGAAGAATTTTTTATATTGATGTTGGCAATCTTCCCAAAGTTAAGGCAGAGCAATATCTTAAAGAAGTGATGTCTCGCTATAGAAACAAATTAACTTATGATGCAAATACTGGTGAAATCAGAGATGATCGCAAATTTATGAGTATGCTTGAGGATTTTTGGCTTCCTCGTCGTGAAGGTGGTAGAGGAACAGAAATTACTACTCTTCCCGGTGGTCAAAATCTTGGAGAACTTAGTGATGTAGATTATTTCCAGAAAAAACTATATCGATCACTTGGAGTCCCAGAATCAAGAATTGCTGGTAGTGGAGATGGTTTCAATCTCGGAAGATCTTCTGAAATTTTAAGAGATGAACTTAAATTTTCTAAATTTGTTGGAAGACTAAGAAAAAGATTTTCAAATTTATTCAATGATATTTTACGCACACAATTAGTATTAAAAAATATAGTATCCCCAGAAGACTGGGATAGAATGAGTGATCATATTCAGTATGACTTTTTGTATGATAATCATTTTGCAGAATTAAAGGAAAGTGAACTCATAACAAATCGTCTCACTTTGGCCACAACTATAGAACCTTATATTGGAAAATATTATTCTACAGAATATGTTAGAAAAAAAGTTCTTAGACAAACAGATTCCGAAATACAAGAAATTGATATTCAGATTGATGATGAAATTAAAAAGGGAATTTTACCCGATCCAAATGCTCCAACTGATGAAATGGGTAACCCAATTCCACAAGATGAAACTACAGTAGAAGGTGAAGCACCACCAGAAGAATTACCACCTGAAGAAAATCAACAAGTAGACGAATTAAATCCTCAGCAAATTCCACCTCCAAAACCTAAGGGTGGTAAAATATAAATAACTGTATATTAATAATAAATTTTATGGAAAATATTATAGATTTGATTGCTACAGACTCTTCTGCTTCGGAAATTACAGATAGTATTAAATCTGCAATTTTCTCTAAAGCAATGGAGAGAATTGATGCAGCAAGACCTGCAGTTTCAAATACACTTTTTGATATCGATACCACGGAAGAGGAATAATGCAAATAACTAAAATTATATCAACTGAAGTTGCTTTACCAACATCCGCAGGTACTGCATCAAGCATCACTGACGCAACTTGCGTAAGATTATATAACGGATCTGGTGATGCTGCAACAGTTAGTGTTGCCAGTAGCACTACTGCAGGTTTAGCAAATACATCAACATTTACCATTCCAAATACTGGTGTTGAATTTCTTCAAAAATCTGCTACAGATTATATTTGGGCATCATCAGCATTAGTTAAAGGTGCAAAAGTAGGATTTACAAACTAAGGAACAATGAAACTCATTACGGAAGAAGTATCAGAAGTTAAGTTTATTACCGAAGGAAACGGTAATTCTAAGAAAATGTTCATTGAAGGTATTTTTCTTCAAGGAAATATCTGCAATCGTAATGGAAGAATGTATCCAATGGAAACACTCTCCCGCGAAGTACAAAGATACACAGAATCTTTTGTAAACAAAGGTCGTGCCCTTGGTGAACTTGGACACCCAGATGGACCAACTGTAAATCTTGATCGAGTTTCACATAAAATTGTTTCTCTTACATGTGAAGGAAATAATTTTAGAGGTAAGGCACAACTTCTTGATACTCCAATGGGTAAGATCGCCCAATCATTAATTGGTGAGGGTGTTTGTCTTGGTGTTTCTTCTCGTGGTGTAGGTTCACTTAAAATGACTAATGAAGGTCATAAAGTTGTTGGTGAAGATTTTATGTTAGCAACTGCTGCTGATATTGTTGCGGATCCTTCTGCACCTGATGCCTTTGTTCAGGGAATTATGGAAGGTAAAGAATGGGTTTGGGAAGGTGGAATTCTTAGAGAAAGACTAGCAGAATCAACAAAGCGTAGAATTAATACTTTAGTTGATGAAAGAACTCTTCAGGAAAATAAGGTTTTATTATTCCAAGAATTTCTTTCAAATCTATAATTTATAAATAAATATAGATTATATACAGAAATCTAAACAAATGTCCGTTGGTAGAAATTTACAAGAAATGGAAAACGTAGTAACCAAAGGCGCAAATCCTGCAGAACCAATGCAATCTGGAAATGCTTCTGGTGTAGCAACACCTGGGCAAACTGGTGCATGGGAAGACTTGGGTGGCCCTACTCCAGATAACTATCGTCCAGATGACGATTCCGCAAAGATCAAAGATCCTGCAACAACTCTCGCTCAAGTGAAAAACGTTGTCAATGCAAAAGCAGATGCAGTTAAAGAAGAAGTTGCTGATGAAGACGAAGAAGTAATTTCTGAAGAAGATGATGATGTTGTTGAAGGTGGAGATGAAGATGTTGAAGAAGGTGGTGATGAGGTAGATGGAGAAGGTGCTGAAGAAGAAGTAGGCGAAGAAGAAGAAGTAGTTGAAGAAGATTTCAACATCGATGAAGATGTTAATGCTCTTCTTGCTGGCGAAGAACTCTCTGAAGAGTTCCAAGAAAAAGCACGTACTATTTTTGAAACTGCAATTCGTTCAAAAGTTTCTGAAATTAAAGAAGAACTTCAGCAGACTTACGAAAATGCACTTATCGAAGAAGTAGAATTTATTAAAGAAGCACTTACTGATCGTGTTGATACATACCTTGAGTATGTTGCAGATGAGTGGTTCCAAGAGAACGCTCTCTCTATTGAACACGGTCTTAAGACTGAAATGACGGAATCATTCCTTGCAGGAATGAAGAACCTTTTTGAAGATCATTATGTTTCAATCCCTGAAGATAGATATGATGTTATCGAGAGTATGGTAGATAAACTTGATGAAATGGAAGAAAAACTCAACGAGCAGCTCGAAAGAAATATTGCTCTTAATAGAAGATTAGCCGAGTCGGTTGCTGATGTAATCTTTGCAGATGTCACTGAGGGTCTCGCACTTTCTCAGAAGGACAAACTCGCTTCTCTTGCCGAAAATGTTGAGTTTGATAGTGAAGAGGACTATCGTGAGAAGCTGGTAACCTTGAGGGAATCATATTTCCCATCAAACGCTGGTACTCAAAGAAATGACTCTGAGACTTTATCTGAAGAAATGATTTCAGATACTGATTCTAATCAGTCAGTATCACCAATGATGGAGTCTTATCTTCAGACTCTTGGCAGAGTCGCTAAAAAGTGATTTATAGATTATAACAATCAAACTAAATTTTTTAAAAGAGGAAACACAAATGCAGATGTTCAATGCAGAATATTTGCAGGAGAAGTGGGCACCTATCCTGGACTACTCAGGACTCGATGAAATCCAAGATTCACATCGTAGAGCTGTAACCGCTATCCTGCTCGAAAACCAAGAAAAGGAACTCCGTGAGGCGCGTGAGTTTCTGTACGAAACTCCAACAAACTACACCGCTTCTGGTGCTGGTGCTGCTGGTTTTGGTGGTAGTGCACAAGGATTTAGTGCTGGACCTACCGCAGGTTTCGATCCAGTTCTGATCTCCCTGATCAGACGTTCAATGCCTAACTTGATCGCATACGATCTGTGTGGCGTTCAACCAATGAATGGTCCTACTGGACTTATCTTCGCAATGCGTTCACGCTACAACAATCAGTCTGGCGCTGAAGCATTCTATAACGAAGCAGATTCTGCCTTCTCTGGGCAAGATTCTGGATTCGATGTTACCACTGGATTCACTGGTGGATCAGTTGGTATGGGTACTACCGCTCAGGGTGGAACCAATCCAAGCATCCTTAGTCCTTCAAATCAAAATGCTAACGCAGGTACTGGTGCTGATCAGTACAACGTTGGTCAAGGTATGCGTACTGATAGCGCAGAATCCCTTGGTGATAGTGATCACTTTAATCAGATGGCTTTCTCAATCGAGAAAGTTACTGTTACTGCTAAGTCACGCGCACTGAAGGCTGAGTACTCACTTGAGCTTGCTCAGGACCTCAAGGCAATCCATGGTCTGAATGCTGAAGCAGAACTCGCAAATATTCTCTCCACTGAGATTCTTGCTGAGATCAACCGCGAAATCATTCGTACCATCTATAAAGTTGCTAAGCCTGGTGCTCAAGCAAACGTTGCTACCCAAGGTACTTTCGACCTCGACGTTGACTCCAACGGTCGTTGGTCTGTTGAGAAGTTCAAGGGTCTTATCTTCCAAATCGAGCGCGATGCAAACGCTATCGCCCAGCAGACTCGTAGAGGGAAGGGTAACATGATCCTCTGCTCTGCTGACGTTGCTTCGGCACTCACCATGGCAGGTGTTCTTGATTACACCCCAGCACTTAACGCTAACCTTCAGGTTGATGACACTGGTAACACCTTTGCTGGTGTTCTCCAAGGTAAGTATCGCGTTTATATCGACCCATATTCGGCAAACGCTGCTGCTAACCAGTTCTATGTTGTCGGTTACAAGGGTTCTTCCCCTTACGACGCTGGTCTGTTCTATTGCCCATACGTTCCTCTCCAGATGGTTCGTGCCGTTGGTGAGAACAACTTCCAGCCTAAGATCGGCTTTAAGACTCGCTATGGTCTTGTTGCTAACCCATTTGCTGAGGGTGCAGACGTTGGACAAGGTGCTCTTAACACCAATGCTAACGCATACTATAGAAGAGTCAAAGTTTCAAACCTCATGTGATTTAATTTTACATATTTTTTCAGGGGGTCCCAAAAGGACCCCTTTTTTTATCTAAATACAAATAAACAGAATGAAGTCTTTCTGATAAAGATAAATGGCATCAATACTAGCATCTCAAATATCAAATAGAAATTTTCTATCTCCAGTTGGATTTGAATTTTCTATAACGAAGCATCCCAAAGTAAGTTTTTTTTGTAATTCCGTTAAATTACCAGATATTACATTAGAAACTTTAACTCAATCTACTTACCTAAAAGATCTTGATATTGCCAGCAATAAAATACAATATGGAGACTTATCCATAAAATTTATTGTTGATGAGGACATGTCAAATTATGTTGCCATTCATAATTGGATAACAGGAATTGGATTTCCAGAAACTCCTGAGCAATATAAGAATATAATAACTAATAATGACAATATTGTAGATCCATTAATACAATTTAGTGATGGTACCATTAAAATTTTGAATAGTAATTACAGACCAAACGTTATAATTTCATTTAAAGATCTTTATCCTGTAAATTTATCACCATTGGATTTTAATGCGTCTATTGGAGATATTGAATACTTTACAGCAGCAGCTTCTTTCAAGTATACTATTTACAATATAAGCAATAACGTATAAATTTTATGAATCTTGAACAAATTCAGGAGATGTGGGAGAAAGACTCTCAGATCGACCCTGATAACTTACATGATGAATCTTTAAAAATTCCTCAACTTCATGCCAAGTATTATACCCTCTATAATACAATTACTTTGCTTCGTGAGAAAGCGAGAGAAACTCATAGCAAAGTAAAGTTAGAGCGTTACAACTACTACACTGGAAAGGCGGACCCTGAGGTTTATGAGGAAGAACCTTTCCCATATAAAGTTCGTGATAAAGACGCCATACAGAGGCATATGGACGCCGATGAGAGACTGAATAAAATAGACCTTAAGATTCGGTACTACGATATTATGTTAAAGTTCTTGGAGGAGATTATCAAAACTGTATCCAATAGAACTTTCCAAATCAAGAACGCCATTGAATGGCATCGCTTCCAAGCAGGTTTTAACTGAGGTAATAAATACCCATAGGTGATACTTATGGGTTATGTCTCATTTGATTATATCAAAAAAGAACGAAGTATATCTTCAAGTAAAAGCAGAACCACACGTCTACTACGAACTAGCAGATCAGTTCACGTTTGAGGTTCCTGGTGCCAAGTTTATGCCTCAGTATCGTAGTAAGTACTGGGACGGAAAGATTCGTTTATTTAATACCCAGACTGGTGAGATATATGTTGGGTTATTAGATAAACTCACAAAGTTTTGTGACGACCATGAATATACCTATGAGTTTGTAAACAACAAATTCTATGGCCTTCCATTTGAAGTTAATGACTTCATTTCAATGGAAGGTGTCAAGGATTATATGGCTGCTATTTGTAAGTATGCTCCCCGTGACTATCAAGTAGAGGGAGTATACGACGCCCTAAGACATAATAGAAGGCTGTTGATATCCCCAACTGCTTCTGGAAAGTCTCTGATGATATATTCGATTGTGAGATATCACGTTGAGCGAGGGCAAAATACTCTGATAGTCGTTCCGACGACTTCCCTAGTAGAACAGATGTATAAAGACTTTGCAGACTATGGTTGGGACGTAGGTTCATTTTGCCACAAGATATATGCGGGAAAAGAGAGAGAGACAGATTCTCAGGTCATCATAACGACCTGGCAGTCCATCTACAAACTTCCTCGTCAATATTTTTCAAGATTTAATGTGGTCGTTGGAGATGAAGCACACCAGTTTAAATCAAAGTCTCTAATATCTATAATGGGAAAACTTTCAGATGCAAAATATAGATTTGGTTTTACAGGAACTCTTGATGGAACTCAAACTCATAAATGGGTATTGGAAGGCTTATTCGGTCCTTCATATAAAATCATCAGAACAGAAGAACTGATGAAAAAGGGGCATGTTGCCAAATTGGATATTAATGTGCTTCTATTGAAACACCCACCACATAGGTTTGAAAACTTTGAAGAAGAAGTTCAATATATTATTAATCATGAGAGAAGGAATAAATTTATAAGAAACCTTGCTCTCGATCTTAAAGGTAATACTTTAATTTTATTTTCAAGAGTAGAAGGTCATGGACAACCTTTATATGAATTAATAAATAAGAATATCAGTGAAGATCGCCATTTATTTTTTGTTCATGGTGGTGTAGATACTGAAGATCGAGAAAAAGTTAGAGAAATTACTGAGAAAGAAAATAATGCAATTATTGTGGCTTCATACGGAACGTTTAGTACAGGCATTAACATTAAAAATTTACATAACGTTATTTTTGCTTCACCTTCAAAGTCTAGAATCCGCAATCTCCAATCTATCGGAAGAGTTTTAAGAAAAGGTAACAATAAAATAAAAGCAACTTTATATGACATTGCCGATGATATTAGTTACAAGTCAAGAAAAAATTACACACTTAATCATTTAATAGAAAGAATCAAAGTCTATAATGAAGAAAATTTTAATTACGATATTGTAAACATTTCGCTAAAAAACTAATGGGAGAAGAATTTTACTGTATTTTAAAATTAGTATCTGGTGAAGAAATCTTCTCACTTATAGTAATAGATGAAAATGATGGAGATCAAGTAATCGTTCTTCAAAATCCAGTTA